TAGAGTTTAGTGCGGAGTTATAATGGAACAATATACATACTTGAAAATAACAACATCACTTGGTGATGAATTGATTCAGCGAACAGATCCAGATGGACAAATCTGGCTAATACCTGAAGATCCGAACAATTCCGACTACCAAGCATATTTAGCAAGTCTTGATGAAGCCTCAACTATCTAAGGCTGCTAAACAACTTCGAGAGCAGTTCGATGACGCATACCCAAGTCGTGACCGCACATCGGATGGCTGGATCGGTGATACCAGACACGCAGCTCGCCCTAGCGATCATAATCCCGATGCTAATGGTTGGGTTCGTGCCATCGATGTTGATCGTGATGTCAGTGGTCGGAGCAAGCCAGACCTCATGCCAGATATTGCAGATCAGATTCGTCTCCTATGCAAGTCTAAAAAAGAAAGACGTATTGCCTACATTATCTTTGATGGTCGTATTGCCTCAAGCAAAAAGGCTTGGGCTTGGCGAACATACGAGGGCTCAAACAAGCACAACCACCACTGCCATATCTCGTTTGAAAAAGAAGCTGACCTTAATGGGGCTTTTTTTCAAGTACCTATGTTAGGAGCCACAGAATGAATGAACTAAAAACAGCAGCAGGATCATGGGCGAGAGCCTTTCTAGTAGCAGTTATCTCAATGGCAGCTGCTGGAGTTACAGATCCTAAGGCTCTTATTGCAGCAGGCGTAGCGTCTATCTTGCCACCTGTACTTCGCTACCTCAATGCTAATGACCCTGCCATGGGTGTCAAAAAGTGACACAGGGAGACTTCTTCACTCTTTACATGGCTACCCTTGCAGTGCTAGGCGGTCTTTCGGGTTTTGTCATCACTCACCTATTGTCTGAAATTAAAAGACTTAATGGGCGTGTTGATGAGATCTATAATCTTCTCTTAGATCGATAATTTTCCAATGGCAAGAAAAGCAACTAAGAATCTAGTTGAGCAAGATTACTCAGCTCTTGATGCTTACTGCATTGGGATGTATGAGTTTGCTCAAAGTCTAAAGCGAGCAGGCTTTGACGAGGAAACCGTCTTAGGAATCATCGTAGAGCGATCAGCCTACCCTGCATGGATCTTGCCAGATCCAGTCGAGCCAGAAAGGTTCGGCGATTACGAAGATGAGGACGATGATTAAAAAACGATATCTAGTGATATCAGATTTACAGATTCCTTACCATCATGAAGCAGCAGTTAAAAATCTTATTAAGTTAGTAAAGCGCGAAAAGTTTGATCTTGTCTTAAACACCGGTGATGAACTGGACATGCAGTCTCAGAGCAAGTGGGCACAGGGCACTAAGTTAGAGTGGGAAGGTACGTTAGATGCTGACAGAAGCCTTGCTCAGAATATTCTCTATGACCTCGGCACAACAGATGTCACTCGAAGCAATCACACAGACAGGCTCTACCATACGCTACTACGAGCACCTAGCCTCATTGGACTCCCAGAGCTTGAATACTCAAAGTTTATGGACTTTGCCGGACTCGGTATCCGATTCCACAAAAAGCCCTTCGAGTTTCACAAGGCATGGGTCTTAGTTCATGGTGACGAAGGATCGATGAACACCAATGCCGGACTCACAGCTCTAGGATTAGCGCGTAAGTTCGGCAAGTCTGTAGTTTGTGGACACACCCACAGAGCAGGTATCAGTGCCTTCACAGAGGGCATAGGAGCCTCGTACAGGACTTTGTGGGGCTTAGAGGCTGGGAATGTCATGGACAAGAAGAAAGCCTCTTATTTGAAGGCTGGCAGTGCTAATTGGCAGATGAGCGTAGCAGTGATTGAAACGCATGGAGACCGAGTAAGTCCAATGCTAGTGCCGATAAACAAGGATGGATCTTTCACTCTTTACGGGAAGTTATACGCTTAAAAATCGTTATCGTTTCGTTACCTAAATGTGCTTGATTATGTCATACAGGCGTGAGACTCTAATTCTGTAAGCAGTCAAGGGCACTGCTACAGATAGGTACACAATGATTAACTCAATAACAATCATAGGAATGTTAGGGTTACTAATAGCTTCTAACTTTATATGGTATTGGCAAGGCTACAAGGATGGCAGGCGCGAAGGTTATGTGCGCGGTCGCGATCTAAGCCGACAAGGTTTCTGGCAAGAATGAGAGCTAATGAAATCTTACTGACAGCCACCGACACAATCCGAGAGCGTGGGCTTCAGTATGGACATCCAGCCGATAACCTAGAGCACACAGCCATGTTGCTAAGTGCTTACTTACAGATGCCTATTCACGATTATCAGGTGGCAGGCATCATGGTTTTAGTTAAACTGGCTAGAACTAATCAATCAGCACAGCACATAGATAATTGGATTGATCTATGCAGCTATGGCGCACTGGCTGGACAACTAGCCACAGAGGAGAATGAGCTCTATGTTTAATTTAGCCGATTATGAGCCAGTGGAGGTTCGACTTGAAAAGTTTATTAAGGATTACCCAGCGTTTCGCATATCAACAGAGTTGGAAGTGGTCGAGGCTTCTCGATACATTGTTAAAGCGTATCTATACAAAGATGCTAGCGATGGCGTTGCTTGGGCAACAGGGTACGCTGAGGAGACAGTTACTAGTCGAGGTGTCAATCAGACTTCAGCACTGGAGAATTGTGAGACTTCGGCAATCGGCAGAGCACTTGCAAATGCAGGTTATGCTCCTAAAGGAAAGAGACCTAGCCGAGAAGAAATGAGCAAGGTAGTAGCAGTTAAGCCTGTTAAGCCACCGGTACAAGATCTCGTACAAGCCATCCAAGCAGCTGACAAAGAGACAGCAGAACAGGATTATTGGACTACTCCAGTCAATGATTACATGAAGGTGGTAGATGCTCCGGTTACTTTAGAGAAGGCTATGGCGAATGTAGCTGCGATTATAGGTACAGGCGAAGCACAGGAAGCACCAAGTTGCAAGCATGGACACATGAGATGGCGCGATGGCGAGAAGAATGGTCGTGCATGGGGTGGGTATCAATGTGCTCACATGAACGCAGGAGGCGTCAAGTCTGACTGTCCGCCTGCTTGGTATCGCATGGGTAGTGATGGTAAATGGCATCCACAGGAGGTAAGGGTATAATGGGAAACATTGGAATTAAGATAAATGGCGAATGGCTTGATCTTATGTCAGCTTTTGTGCCATGTCAGTTATGTAATGAACCTGTCCAGATACGCGATCTAGCGCACATCTCATCTGACTCTGTCAATGGTATTGTGAATTGGCAGTGTGCAAAATGTAACGCAGTCAATGGCTAGTCAAGCAAGAAAGCACAGAGGTTTCCGCACCGAGCGTGTAGTTGCACAGTACCTATCGACTGTGTGGACTCATGCTAATGTGGGAAGGGGTAATGGCAAAGATATTGTAGGCGTCCCGTTCGACGTCGAGATCAAGGCTAGGGCATCATTTCAGCCCTTGGCTTGGATTAAACAATACAGAGCGCGTACAGCCATTTCGGGGCAATTAGGCTTTTGCGTAATGAGGCTAAACGGACAAGGAGAAGATGCGAGTGAGTATGCCTGCATCATCCGACTAGCTGATCTATTGCCATTACTCCAACTTAAATACGGTCACTTAACCAGCGAACCCACAGAGGCAGACATAGACCGCTGCACAGCCTGTGGGTCTTACATGATACAGAGGTGCTTAACATGCCAGCCTATGACTACCGATGCTCAGACTGCAATCTTAGTCAAGAGATTAGCCATGGATGGTACGACCGACCAATAGTGCCATGCACATACTGTAATGAGCCTATGGACAAGACAATAAGCACAGCTGCTATTCACTTTAAGGGCAAGGGCTTCTACTCTACAGATAAATAGTTATCCACAGAAGTTATCCACAGGAGGTCTTAATGAAGCGACACACCGCTCTGACCAGCACTTATGTAAATGTATTTGACATCGATGGTACGCTAACACAGCAGAGCCTCTCAAAGGCTCACCGCGAGCCCCTTAGGGGCGTAGCTCGCGGGGTGCTAGTAGCTATTGGGATATCTCTATTGCTAGTGCCTGATGCAGGTGGATCTAAACCAATGCAATATGTAAGTTATAAAGAGTATGCATTACATCTATTACATTATGACTATAAGCAGTATGTATGTATAACAAAGCTCTATGGTAAAGAGTCAGCGTGGAATCCAAAAGCAATAGGCAATCTAAGTGGTACTCAAAGAGTATATGGAATACCGCAAGGTAAGAGTGAGTGGCTTAAAGACCAAGATGGTTATGCTCAGGTACGATGGGGCTTGTCATATATTCAAAATAGGTATGGTGAACCATGTGCAGCTTACGATCACTGGAGAAAATATAATTGGCACTGAATCAACGAAGGGTCAATGACCCAAGAGATAGCAGGAGATGGCGAGCGTTTAGGCTTACCATCTTAGCTCGTGATAACTATCAATGTGGTTATTGCCAAGGCGATGCCACAACTGTTGACCATGTGTTGCCTATCAAAGATGCACCGGATCAAGCCTTTAATCCAGAGAATTGTGTCAGTGCTTGCCAGCCTTGCAACAGTGCTAAAGGATCACGAAATCAAGCGTCTTTTTTAGGTAAGTCGTTCAC